AAGCCGACATTCCTGCCGACACGGGCAACGGCTAAATCAGCCGGGCATGATTTCTTTTTGAAAGAGGATATCACGATCAAGCCGGGCAAGGCGGTATTCCAGTACACGGATGTGAAATGCAAACTCAACCGCGATGAAGTGCTGCTCCTGTTCGTCCGGTCGAGCATCGGCATCAAGAAACACCTTATGTTGGCAAACGGAACAGGTGTGATTGATGCAGACTACTACAACAATCCGGACAACGACGGCAACATCGGTTTGGCGCTGTACAACTATGGCACGGAGCCGGTGACGCTCGCAGAGGGAACGCGTGTGATGCAGGGTGTGACGGTGGATTATCAGATAGCGGAAAACGACAACGCAATGGGCAATCGGTCAGGCGGGTTCGGGTCAACAGGGAGGTAATGGATATGGGTTCCCGAGTTACAAATTATATTGCAAATCTTGAAGAACATGTAAGTGTTGCTGATGACTACATTTGTTTTTTGATAGAAAAACGTTTCAAGTGGCCGAAGGATAGAAAAGCAATAAAGTATTGGAAAGTGTACAAAGCCGGCATTCAACGCGCTATCTATTTGGCTGAAATCCATCTGAAGGAGTGACGACCATGCGGTACAAAGAAGAAGTCGCACGAAACATCGCAATCGACAAGGAATACATCCGGGCGGTAAACACGAATACGCCCGCAACACTCGCTGAGGACAAAGCCTTCATGCGCAAAATGAACAGCCTCCGTTTTAGCGAAATGTCCAACGAGGAACTGGCGAGAGTGTACAAAATAGCGCTAAACGGCTTATACGTGCGTTCTAACGTCGATAAAGCGCTGGCGGATATAAGCAGACACGAAGCGGAGAAAATCGCACACGGAACGATTAACAATGGTTTAAAATACACGGAGATATTCAGACGGGCGCGGGAAGTGCTGAGGGGGATGATGGGATGACATACAAAGCAATCGGCATCGAAACCGGCACAGTATACGCGACCGGCAGTTATCCGGAGTGCGTTCGCCTGACAAACCAACAGACGCACGACGAAGCGACGAAAATCATCCGCGCAAACGAAACCTACACGCCAACAACCGTCGAAGAAGAAACCGAACGGCTGGCAAAGGAATGGCAACTGATGGAAATCAGGGAACGCGAACGGCTGGAAGCCGAGAAAGCCGCACGCGAGGAAGCGCGACGGAAAGAACGGAAGGCGCAAGCGAAAGCGGCCATCGAAGCGAAGAAACAACTGCAGGCCGAACTCAAAAAGCAAACCAAACGCGAAATGGCAGAGCCGGAAATCAAACCGCACAAGAAAACGAAAGGCGAATGGTCGTCTGCGGAAGAAGCCTTTGTTAAAACGAACATGGATATGCCAGTGCGCGAAATGATTGACGAACTGGAAAAACGTTTCGGCAAAGTGGTCACGATGTCCGCGCTGAATAACCGCAAATATAAGTTGCGCAACCAATACAACTTGCCAGCACGTCCGGCAATTCCGTGGACGAAAGAGGATGACGACTACATCATCAAGCATTATCACCGTTTTACAGCCGAGGAAGTCGGGAAAGGCATCGGACGGACGAAAGGCGCGATCCAAGCGCGGGTCAGATTACTGAGAAGGAGTGGGGATCTTGATTATCATCAAAGATACGAGCAGAAACAAGGTAGTGGGAGCGTTCCCGAGCCTGAAAGAAGCGTTGGCGTACCAGAAGGGCGAGAATATCAAGACGATCGAGTGGGAGCGGATAAAATGAACAACGAAATTTGTCCGGAGTGCGGAGGGCCTAAGGAGAAAGAGTTTGAAAACTGCATGCCATGCTACAACATAAAATATGACAAAGCTGTAGAAAAGTTATCTAAAGCAATTGCTGAACAACAACCGCAAATTATAGGGCCATATGAACCGCCAACCATCGAAATATTACCGAAGTGTCGAAAATCGAACCAACCGCCGAAAACGGACAAGCACATCGCCATCTGCGCCGAACTGAAAACTATCTACGAAGCTAAAAACACGGACTACGGCAACAGTTTTGCCAAGCAACTGGAAGAATACGGACTTGTCAGCGCTGCAATACGGTTAGAGGACAAATTGAACCGTTTTAAGCACCTGATTGGCAACAAAGCTAAGGCGGATGAATCGATACAAGACACGCTCATGGATATGGCAAATTATGCGATTTTGACACTAATTGAAATGGAGGAAGCACAATGAAACCGAGAACATGGGCAGACGGAAATCCGACAGGTGCATTAAGAAGGGCTTATGAATTATCAGATGAATTGGACGCTATAAAAGCAGAGAGAGAGAAAAGCAATAGTGGGCTTATCATCTACACGAAAGACAACTGCGCTCAATGCAAAGTTACGAAGCTACACCTGACAAATCTCGGGCTAACCTACACAGAACGCAACACAGATACGAACCTGGATTATCTCGCGGAAGCCAAAGCGACCGGATACACCAGCATGCCGATTGTGGTAGTTGATGGGCGTGTGATTGCCTCAGGTTTTCAGCCGGACAGGCTGAATGAATTAACGCTATGACAGGTATGACACTGAGTGAGTTTGCTGCCGGGCTAGTGCTATTCGTTTTTCTAGTAGATGCAATCAAGGGAGGAAAACAATGACCAGACAAGAAGCGGTCGATAAATTAAAGGCGCTTTATGGCGATGTCGTGTACATCAAACATGATTTATATGCAACGAAAAAGGATGGTGAAACAGTCCTGTTTAAATTTTCTTCCGGAATTTTATATAAGAGGGTGGATGATGAAGTTCACTCCTGCAGATGGGAACCGGTAGATTGAAGTGGATTTACTACTACAGCACCGAAGTTGGGATGGTGCAGCAATTAGTTTTTGAAGATCCGCTGACAGAAGAGGAGCTTATCGTGAATGGCTACAAGTATCTGAAAAGCGAAAAAGTCGATCGGGATCCGTGGGAAGAATGAGGAAGAATGAGGAACTTTTGTAAAATGTTGAAAATACTTTTTGTGGCAGTAGCTGCAATCGGAGTATGGCAGGGTATTGAAAGCGGAGATTTTTACCGGGTTATGCTTAATAGTTTGATTGGCTGCTATTGGTTAGTGCAGATATAGGAGGTAGAGGGATGAAAATTTATATCGTAATTGACAATTATAGCGAGGATGCTAAGTCATCGCCGTACATCGTAGGAGCATTTGATTCAGAGGACAAGGCAAAAGAAGCGATGGCAAGTTATATCGAACAGTTTGCAGGTACTGATGATTATTCTGACGCTAAGGCCGATACCTATATACAATCGGCTGTTATTAACGAGATTAGGTAGGAGGAACCAACATGTTAATCGTAACAAATGTATTGATCGGGATTGTGATTGTCGTCCTGTTTCTTATCCTGGATCGTTTAGGCGACATCTTTTACACACAGAACGAGGAGCACACCATGACCGTTACCGCTATGACAAAAGAAGATTTAAAGACACTGCTGGGAGACATCGACGAAGAGGAGTGACAGCATGGATACAGAATTATTCATTTACGAATCGCTCTCTGGCATGTTCCCATCGGACATCGTGACCGGACACTTCGCGAACAGCGTATACGTGATCGGTATGATGCGAGAGGCCGAGCCACGAGAGATAGACAAGTTTCACCTGGTGGATAAAGGCATCATGGAGTATCAGGCATTTTTGGATAAATACTAATTCAGAAAGGGTGATTGCATGAGAAAGTGCACGAAGAATTACGTAGAAGGCACGCTGAGGCTTTATCCGAAATACGTGGAGATGATCAAGGAAAAAGAGGCATCCCTGCTGAATCCGGATGAATTTTACATAGATCAAAATACAGGTGGTGGGAGCGCTGGTTTCATCAGCCAGCCAACGGAACAAAAGGCCATGATCCTCATGGATGACGATGAGCTGACCGCCATCAAGCATCACAAAAAAGCCATTGAAAGCATCCTGCGCAAATCGGATTTCATCACAGTTGGCATTATCGAGGCCCACTACTTCGGTGACGAGGACATTGAGACCATCGCAAATGACCTGGGAACGACGCCACATATCTGCAGCGGTTTGAAGACCAAATTTATAGGAGAATTAGCGACAAAATTCGGGCTTATTAAGTAGAAGAAAAAAATTGACGAACCGCGCTTGTCAAGGTATAATTGTGTTAAATTGGAACGCTTGTAATTAAAGGGGTGCTGACATAGTGTCGGTGCTCCTTTTTTTATGCAGAAAAGGAGGTGAACTCATTGGCGAGTGGCAAATATCATGATTGGCTGACTGAAGAAGGATTGCTGAAAATTGAAGGCTGGGCTCGTGATGGGCTTACCGACGAGCAGATAGCAAAAAACATAGGAATTGGGTACTCAACTTTGCAAGCTTGGAAGTCTAAATATCGAGACATTCAAGATACCTTAAAACGAGGCAAGGAAGTCGTCGACCGGGAAGTCGAGAACGCCTTATTGAAGCGGGCCCTGGGCTACACTTATAACGAAGTGACGCAGGAGGCTGATGAACTTGGCGACTTGTCGGTGACGAAGGTAGTCACGAAGCAGGTGAGCCCCGATGTCACGGCTCAAATATTCTGGCTGAAGAACCGCAAGCCGAAAGAGTGGCGTGATCGTAAAGAGACGGAACTCAGCGGAAACATCGGCGTCAATAACCCGTTTGAAGGTCTAACAACGGAAGAATTGAGAAAAATAGCAAGAAGTGAGAAGACATGAATATACAACTAGGGGCGCGCGTGGAGCTCGCAAGGCGTGAATTCTTTGAATACTGCCATCTGAAGGCGCCTGATTTTTATAAGCACGACCGGAAATTTTTAGTTTCCCTGGCAAACGACCTGCAAGACTTCCTCGAAGACGATGAACATGACGTGCTTGTGGTGAACGAGCCTCCACGGCATGGCAAGAGCCGTACAGCCGGTAATTTCGTCGAGTGGGTACTTGGTAAGGACCCGAAGAAAAAGATCATGCTGGGCTCATACAACGAGACGCTATCGACACGTTTCTCCAAGAGCGTGCGTAACACGATTCAAGAAGTGAAGGCTTCCGAGGATATTGCCGTTTATAGCGACATCTTTCCGAAAACGAAAATTAAGTACGGTGATGCCGCGATGAACCTTTGGAGCCTGGAAGGAACAGACACCAGCTACCTGGCGACGTCTCCAACAGGTACGGCTACCGGGTTCGGTGCTGACATCCTGCTGATCGATGACGTCATCAAGAATGCGCCTGAAGCAAACAACGCAAACGTGTTGGAAGGGCATTGGTCCTGGTTTACGGATACGATGCTCTCACGGCTTGAAACGGGCGGTAAAATCATCATCATCATGACCAGGTGGCACAGTGAGGACTTGGCAGGTAAGGCCATCAGGGAACTACCGGACCTGGGCTATAGTGTGAAACACATCAACATGAAGGCGCTGCAGGACGACGGCACCATGCTATGTGAGGACATCCTAAGCCGATCGGACTACGAACGCAAAACCAAAGTAATGGGATCTGACATCGCATCTGCCAACTACCAACAAGAGCCAATCGACATCAAGGGTCGCTTATACACGACACTCAAAACGTATGACAGCCACCAGGAATACATGTATATCGGATCGTACACCGATACGGCGGATGAGGGGAGCGATTACCTGGCAACCTACATTTACGGCGTTACCTTTACGGGCGAGGTACACATCCTGGATATCATTTACACCAAAGACGCGATGGAATTCACGGAACCGCTGCTTGCTAAGAAGTTGTTTGAAAAGCAAGTGAACACCGCTTGGATCGAATCGAACAACGGCGGCCGTGGGTTTGGACGAAGCGTCGAACGGATACTCAAACAGGAATACAAAACGAATAAGGCAGTAATCAGAATGTTCCATCAATCCAAGAACAAGAAGGCGAGGATCCTATCGCAGTCTACTTGGGTTATGGAGCATATTTATTTTCCCCAGGGTTGGCGCAACATGTGGCCGGACCTGCATCGGGATTTAACGAAGTACCAAAGAGAAGGCAAGAACGCACACGATGACTGTGCTGATGCCTTGACGGGTGTGGCTGAGCAAGTCCAGAACGGACAGTCCACAACGAACCCAAGCGCTCAATACGACATGCTGAAAACGGCTTTCGGGACAAGGAGATGATGAAGAGTGGATACAATCAAAACGGTAGACAGCGTGCTGGATCAGTCGAAACTTCGGTTTTCGCTTACCGCACGTACGCCTTACCAGTTCGATAACGTCGAGGATCTAATCGACAACAAAGACGACTGCCTCCTGAAGTTCCTGAAGGACTTCGAAGAGAACAAGGCACCGCGGATCGTTGAGCTATGGAGCTACTACGAGGGCAACAACGCACGGATCAGCAGAGGCGACCGCCGACTGTCGGAGGATATGTCAGACGTGCGGGCCCGACATAATTTCGGACGTTACGTGGCACGGTTCATCCAGGGCTACTTGACTGGTGTGCCGATCACATTCAATTACGATGATGGCAAAGAAGAAAGCCCCATCGATAGCAAGCTGAGGGAAGTCAATCTGCTGAACTCAGAAGAGTCGCACGACTCGACAATAGTCCTGCACCTGGCGATTGCCGGTGTTGCCTACGAACTGCTTTACCGCAACAAAGAAGACGAGGTGCGCTTCGTTTCACTGGATCCGGCGAAGACGTTCCTAATCAAGGACATGACAGTGGCGAGGAACCCACTTGCGGCTGTGCGCTTCTATGATATTCCGTTTTCGGAAACCAAAAAGCGCGTCGTCATCCTGTACACGAAAGACAAGATCATTACCTACAGAGTAGAAAAGGATGTCTGGACACAAGATACGGTAGAAGACCACGTATTCGGCGATGTGCCGATCATCGAACATGTGAACAATGAGACGTACCAGGGCGACTTTGAAACCGAACTGGACCTGATTGACCTGTACGATGCAGCGCAGTCCGATACAGCCAATTACATGGCTGATTTGAACGATGCCATTCTGCTGATCACTGGGCGGATGGATACCGGAGATGCAGACGAGACGCCTGAGAAACGTTTGGAGTACATGCGGGCAATGCGCAGGGCACGTTTGCTGCAGCTGATTCCTTCGGTTACCGCAGACGGCAAAGAGGGCAATGTCGATGGCAAGTACATCTACAAGCAATACGACGTTTCCGGCAGTGAGTCCTACAAGGATCGCATCAAAGGAGACATTCACACGTTCACCAATACGCCGAATCTGGACGACGAGAACTTCTCCGGAACGCAATCGGGTGAAGCTGCCAAGTACAAGCTGTTCGGTCTGGACCAGGTGCGAGCCATCAAGGAGCGCTTCCTGACCAAGTCGTTGCGCAAGCGGTATTTGCTGATCGCCAACATTCTGAAATTCACAAACGAATTGACTGAGGATTTCAAGCCGGAGAAGCTGAATATCTTATTCACTCCGAACTTACCGCGTAACGTGCAGGAAGAAATCGATAATGCGAAGAACCTGGAAGGTGTCGTCTCCAAAGAAACGCAATTGAGCGTACTCTCCATCGTGAAGAATCCGAAAGAGGAAATCGCGAAGATGGACCAAGAGAACGCGGCGGATCCTATCTACGATTTCGAGCAAGCGACAGCCACTACCGATACAGAAGGTGAATAACCATGAATGAATACAAAACACTTAGAGAATCGGTCGAAGAATTGCAAGAAGCCTGGGGTGAATTGCTCATGGCTATCGGCGAATCATTACACATTTTCCGATTCATCAACTGGGCATCTAAGAAATTAGGTGAATAACAATGGCAGAAGACTACTGGATCACGCGAGAAAAGGAACATATCGAACAGGCCATCAAGGACGACAAGGTGCTGCTGAGGAAAATCAGCGACACCTACGATCGAGCGGCAAATGAAATAACGAAGGAAATCGATGCTTTTTACTCGAATTACGCAACAAAAGAAGGCATATCGATGTCTGATGCGGTAAAACGTGTTAAAGCATCGGATACAGAAGCCTTTGCACTGAAGGCGAAAGAGCTGGTCAAGGCGAAAGATTTCAGCGATGAGGCAAACGATAAGTTAAGGCTCTACAATCTGACGATGAAGGTCAACCGTCTGGAAATGCTGAAAGCAAACATCGGCCTGGAACTGACTTCCATGAGTAATGATGAATTGTTTTCGATGC